TCTACGTCTCGTGGGCTCGGAGATGTGTATAAGAGACAGGAGCACATTTCTATCTACTTTATTAAGCAATGTATTCTTATCTTCTAAGTTGAATATCTTGTCGCCATTGGCATCTAAGGCTTTGTAGATTAAGACATAAGCCAACATAGCCATATCATCTTCTTTAGCCATACGATATAACTTAGATGTTTCTTGTAGTGTTAGTGGCTTGGCATAGATTTCTAAAGGATTGCCATCATCATCACCCCATTCAGGTACACTGATTTTCTTGATGTCAAGACTGTCGAAATGAGCTTTAGCTCTCTCTATTGCTTTCATCTATTAAGAAGCTGTCCCTATAGTCAATGCACCAGTACCTTGTACTGAAAAACTTATTTCAACTAAACCATCGTAAGACTGACTTCTGGATATCCCTGTAATGATACCTGAACCTGATAATTGATAATCACCAGTTGTGTCGCCTTCTGGCTGGAATAGAAAAGATAGAGAACTACCGATAGTCATAGCTGTTTGTGCTGTATCGGTATCATCAAATAAAGCATCAACAGATGCTGTAAATGAAGTTAAGCTATCCTTATAAGTTCTAGCAGAATCACCCATTGAAGTATCTTCAATAGTATCTGCTGTTTGCTCGACTGAGAAACTTCTAATTTCACCGATGGCATTTTCAGAGCCTGAAGCTCCTGCTTTTACTACACCATCTGAACCTTTAAATGTTGCCATAATTATAAACTTCCTTCGTTATGATGATAAACAACTTGAAAGTCCATTACAACTCTTGCAAGTGGGTTATCACCTTCACTTTCATATTCTACAAGAGTTTCATTCAGAAATGTATCTTTTGCTAAATTATTTAACAATCTATTGCCATATAGGGCTTCTTCAACCTCTTGGCAGATATCATCAATCTTATCATCGTAGTTAGTATTTTGTTTGACATAGCCTTCGACATGAAGGGTAATATTCTTCTCAACTGTTCTAGCTGGATTCATGACGATAGGTTCTGATTCTAAATCTCTAGTGTAAAGCAATAAAGCTGGTAGCTTGATCTGTTCTAAGTTGTGTACCCTAGAAGCAAAGACATTAGAGCCTGTAGTAGTTAAGCCAGTTAATGTGGTAGTAGCTGCTTCTTTAATTAGCTGTTCTATGGATTTAGCGACACCTGCGACTGCAACATCTTCGGTGGCAAAGGGCAGTTCAGCAAAAGCAGCTAATCCAAATTGCATTTAGTTTCCTTAGTTAGCTGCAATATAAGCTTCACCAGTAGATACAGCACCTGTATAAGATGACTTATCTCTACTATCAGCGACTACTTCTTCGTAAGCTAATACGATATTTAGATGGTCTACATTACGTTGTACCATATCGTTAATTTCGGATTGTTCTAATCCTTCAACGTTCCAACTGCCATCATTAACTCCGTTGATTAAACTAACAGAATCGTCTGCGGCATTTAGAATATCATCTACGTTTCTTTCTTCTGACATTTTAGTTTCCTCCTTTTATGTCATTAATTTCTTGTTTCAAGCTTTCTACTTGACTGGATAGTTCTTGTACAGCCTTGATTAATGGGTGAATAAACATCTCTTGAGATATGGCTTGAATACCTGAAGATTCTTCTATATCCCAACCACCAAAATCTGTAATGTTGTTTTTCTCAAGAGCTTCTTTAACTTCTTGAGCAATTAAACCATAAAGTTTTTCTTTGTGTTTTGGTTCTGTTTCTTCTGGATTGTAATCTGGTAAATCAGAATCTATATCTGCTTTTGCTTTCCATTTAAAAGTAACTGGTCGTAGGTCATTAATAAAGTTTAAACCACAATCGTTGTTGTCTTGAATTTCTGTCTTGTATCTTTCATCAGAAACCCTAGTCCAAGAAGCATTAGTATCAAATTGATTATGAACTCTATCATTACCAGTTGAATATCCAAAAGTAAATCTATTGCCTCCAACCCCTCTTACATTATGACCTAAAACAATTTCTCTTGAACTGTCGTTATTACCACTTGTATTGTTACCAATATATATTCCGTCTATACCTGTAGTAACTCCATTTGTGCCACCATTATATCCAGCACCTGCACCAATACAGATATTTATTGAACCAGTTGTTATTCCTGCTCCTGCAATATCTCCAATACAAGTATTAACATTAGCAGTTGTGATAGCAGTTCCTGCACCTTCTCCTACCAACACATTTTGTGAACCTGTGGTAATAGCATCACCAGCTAATGACCCAACGGCTACGTTATCTGTACCTGTTGTATTAGCAGTCAAAGCACCATATCCTACTGCAGTATTATTAGATGCTGTAGTATTATTTTGTAAAGCAAGACCACCCACAGCAACGTTATAATTACCTGTTGTGTTTTGATATAAAGCAAATCTACCAAAAGCACTATTTTCTGAACCTGAAGTATTGCGTTCTAAAGCAGACCTACCAAAGGCATCGTTGTATGAGCCTGTATTTGTGGTTAAAGCTGCATAACCAACGGCTGTATTTTCAATACCTGTAGCATTAGCATCTAAAGCATTTGAGCCTATTGCAACATTTAATGTACCTGTGGTTATACTCTCTCCAGCAAGGTGTCCCATTGCTACGTTATTAGAACCAGAAGTAATCTTTCTTAATGAACCAACACCGATACCTATATTTTGATAAGCGGTGGTAGCAGCATAAAAAGGTGGTAGGTTTGAGCCATTAAATGAACCAATACCTACGTTGTTATTTCCTGTTGTTAACCCTGTTCCTGTACTGTCACCAATCATAACGTTTCCAGTAGCAGTTGTTCCTACCTTCGCATCGTGACCAACAGCCACACTATAACTTCCAGTTGTTCTATTAGAACTTGCATTCTTACCTAGAGCTACGTTTCTAGTACCTGTGGTGTTGCCATATAAAGCTGATTTACCGAGTGCTGTGTTATCAGCACCTGTAGTATTGGAGCCTAAAGTATCTCGTCCAACTGCTGTATTTCCTGCACCTGAGGTATTGGCTACTAAGGATTGTGAACCAACAGCTACGAGTGAATCACCTGCTGTATTGGCTTTTAAGGCTTGTGAGCCTACTGCGGTATTGAATGAAACTGTGTTGGCTGATAGGGCTTCATAACCTATAGCTGTACCATGACTTGTTGTGGTATTGGCACCTAAAGCTCCATATCCTATAGCCACATTAAGTTGTCCTGTAGTATTGGCATCTAGGGCTGTAGAACCTACTGCAGTATTTTGTGTACCTGTTGTATTAGCACCTAAGGCTAAATAACCGACACCAGTATTGTGGTTTGCTGTTGTATTGGCAAGAAGAGATTGAGAACCTAGAGCTGTATTAGCACCACCTGTAGTATTACCACCTAAAGCTGCTCTACCAAAACCTGCATTATTATCTCCTGTACTATTAGCATCTAAAGCTTCAGAACCAGCTGCGGTATTATTAGTACCTGTAGTGTTAGATAAAAGTGCATCAGAACCTACTGCAGTATTATTACTTCCAGTATTATCTCGTAATGCTCTATCACCCAAGCCAGTATTGTTAGTTCCAGTAGTTACGGCATTAAGTGCATTATTACCAAAAGCAACATTCCTTGTACCAGTAGTGTTGTTATAAAGTGCAGCAGAACCTATACCAACTAAATCACTACCAGTAGTGTTGCTATATAATGCTTGATTTCCAACAGCAATATTGTAACCACCACTTGTCAAACTATTCAAAGCTGTATCACCTAAAGCTACGTTACCTGTACCTGTTGGATAGTTACCATCTAGTTTGATAGATCCACCATCTATAGAAACATTACCACTAACAGTAAGCCCTGTAAGTGTGCCGACTGAGGTTATGTTGGTTTGTGCTGCGGTTGCAAGTGTTCCTGTAATAGAAGTGTTTGCTGTTAGGGTTGTAAATGTCCCTGCTGCGGGAGTTGTCCCACCAATGACGGAACTATCAATAACTGCACCATCTAGGTTGATGGCGACCGATGTTCCTGTGGAGGAAAAGATCGCATCAACATCGTCTAAGTTTGTATTTAGTTTTGTTCCCCAGGTATCGGTTGATGCACCGACCTCTGGCTTTGTTAAGTTAAGATTTGTTGTAAATGTATCTGCCATAATTACCTATTTTGTTGTTCCGTCCAAGATGTGCTTGGATTTGCTTGTTCTGTCCAACTGCCTGTTGTGGTTAATTCTGACCAATCTTCAGAAGGTACAGTTTCATCTTCCCATTTTAAACCACCTATGATAGAAAGTGAACTTGTTTGTGCAAATGACGACTCGGCATTAAATCTAGTATTTAAGCTCGATGCCACACCAGAAGTGACGCTAATAGCCGATGCACCAGTTGTTAGTTGTGTACCATTCGCTGCAATAGATGC